CAAGCAGCGGATATTATAAATAAATCTAAGGAACAGTTCATTGTTTGGATAAAACAGAATGAAGAGGGCGAACTACTTAGAAAACTTATCCCAGATGCAATAGAAGTTAAGGGATCAGATGATAATGAAACGAAAGAATACAATCTTTTAGGATTCGCCGCCGGTTCATTCAGAGTACTAATAACCAAAACAAAGATCGCATCTTTTGGAATGAACTATCAAAACTGCTACAACCAGGTATTTGCATCACTTGACTTTTCATTCGAAGGACTATATCAGGGCATAAGACGTTCATGGAGATTCGGACAAACTAAGCCGGTGAATATTTATATCATTACAACAGATACAATGACAAATGTTATTGATACTATAAAACAAAAAGAACTTCAATTTGAAGAAATGCAATCTGAAATGACAAAACATACTAATACTAAGATCATGCAGGAAAAACACACCCGAACTTTTAGAGAAGTTAAGACTGATAATTTTCATTTGATGCTTGGTGATTGTGTTGAAATGATAAAGAAAATACCAGATGAATCAATTGGACTATCTGTGTTCAGTCCCCCATTTGCTGAATTATACACCTATTCTGATCAGCTAGAAGACATGGGTAATTCAAAAGATTATAACGAGTTCTTTAATGCGTTTAATTTTTTAGTAAAGGACTTATTACGAGTACTTCAATCGGGGAGAAATATAGTTGTTCATTGTATGGATTTACCTATACAAAAGGGGAAAGAAGGTTTTATAGGATTACGAGATTTTAGTGGCATGATATTACGATCCTTCGAAGATGCAGGATTTATTTATCATAGCAGGGTTACAATCTGGAAAAACCCCGTAACAGAAATGCAAAGAACAAAAGCACTTGGTTTATTACACAAGCAGATTAAAAAAGATGCTGCAATGTCAAGAGTGGGCATACCTGATTATTTATTAGTGTTTAGAAAACCAGGTGAATCAATTAATCCGGTTATTCATCAAGATACTGACAACACAAAGGAAAATTATTTACCAGTTGATCTTTGGCAGCGTTATGCTTCCCCAATATGGACTGATATAAATTATTCAAATACTTTAAATAAAATACCGGGTCGCGGCGACCTAGATGAAAAACATATTGCGCCGCTTCAGTTAGATACAATTGATCGTGCTATACATTTATGGAGTAATGAAGGCGATAATGTATTAACTCCATTTGGTGGCATAGGTAGTGAAGTTTACCAAGCAATAAAAGCTAATCGTTTCGGAATAGGAATTGAATTAAAAGAATCTTATTTTAATGTTGCCATTGAGAATTGCAAAGAGGCTGAACAATCAAAAGGAAATATATCTTCTATTGATAAGTTCTTACAACGATTTAATACCTCTGGAATATGATCCCCCCAAACTGGAAACTCCGCTATAAAGAATCTTACGAGAAGTGGCAGCTAGTAGCTTACCAAGCAGCAAGCAGGGACTTCGGAACGTTACCAGTAAAATATCCAGATGTAACAACCCACAACGGGCTTATCAATTTCATGTTGAACTTTTTAAAATGGAATAATCATAGAGCAACCAGGATAAATAATACAGGGCGGATTATTAGTTCTGTTACCAAAGGCGAAGCTGGTGGTTACTTTAAAGATGTTAAGCGTATTACATCTTCTACTAGAAATGGGACTGCTGATGTGAGTGCTACGATATTAGGTAGGGCTGTCATGCTAGATGCAAAGGTTGGGAATGATAAGCCATCGCAGGCGCAATTAGGAGAGCAACAATTGGAGCGTAATAGTGGGGGTGTGTATGAGTTCATTTCACATCCCGATCAGTTTTTGGAATGGTATGATCAGTTTATATTATCTTTGAAGTGAATCACCATGTATTGGATAGGAGCTTTACATGGTGGTGGTGAATTTTATAATAGCCCCTGCGACACTCCTATGTCAATGGGGTTTATTTTTCTTCAATGCGATTAATAGTTGCAGGCACCAGAACATTCAGGGATTATATTTTACTTCGTAATAAATTAGATCAATTACTTTCTAATATTAATGAGCCTGTAACTATTATAAGTGGAGCTGCTGCAGGCGCAGATACTTTAGGTGAGCAATACGCAAAGCAAAAAGGGTATAGCATAAAAAGATTTGTTGCTAACTGGAAAACTCTTGGAAAGAAAGCTGGCTTTGTTCGTAATGAAGAAATGGCAAAAGAGGCAACTCATTGCGTAGTATTTTGGGATGGTGGGAGTAAAGGAACTAAGCACATGATTGATCTTGCAAAACAATATAAACTTCACCTTAGAATAGTAAACTACCGCAATGATCTCCAACATTGAAGAAATAAAGCAAGCCGCAGATATAGTTGACATCATAGGTGATTATATTAAGCTAAGGCCTGAGGGTAAAAATATGGTTGCTCGTTGCCCATTTCATGAAGAGAAAACAGCTTCGTTTAAGATAGTGAAAGCGGATAATTTTTATAAATGTTTTGGTTGTGGAAGATCAGGTGATTCTATTGCATTTCTGATGGAGTTAAAGAATATAAACTACATCGAAGCTATTAAATTAATAGCAGCTAAATACTCGATAGAAATAGAAGATACAAAGAAAGATTATGAGCGGCCTGTAATGCGTCAGGAATTACCAGCTGATATAGTTATTCAATACTTCGTTAAAAGAAATATATCGGCATCTACTATTAAGGATTTTAAAATAACACAATCAAGAGAATGGATGCCAGCGGCAAAAACTGAGATCCAGGTAATATGTTTTAATTACTACAAGTCTGGTGAGTTGGTAAATATTAAGTTCCGTGGAAAGGATAAGGATTTTAAGTTAGCTAAGAATGCTGAGCCGATACTTTACAACTTAGATTCTATTATTAACAATAATGAGTGTGTAATCTGCGAGGGTGAGATTGATTGCCTTTCACTTCATGAAGCTGGAATCAAAAACGTAGTATCTATTCCTAATGGTACGCCTCCGCCAAATAGTCAATACAACTTAGAGTATCTAAATAATTGTTGGTCGTCTTTCGAGGGTAAAGATAAAATTATCATAGCTACAGATAACGACGGTCCAGGGAAAGCTATCCGTGATGAACTAGCTCGCCGTCTTGGATTTGAAAGATGTTACATGATAGAATACCCTAATGACTGTAAGGATATGAATGATGTTCTATGTAAGTATGGTAAAGCAAAAGTTATTGAGATTATATCAGAAGCTAAACGTTGGCCAATTACTGGTATCTTAACAATGGATGATCTTTATCCTATCGTTGCTGATTATTACATAAACGGATATCCGCCAGGCTACGAGGCAGGACTTGGAGACTTTGATAAACTACTATCATTTACAGGAGGGCAACTTACAGTCATTACAGGTTCTCCTGGTTCTGGTAAATCTGAATTCTTAGATTGGATAACTACATCTTTGGCTCGTAGGCATTCATGGAAATTTGCTATATTATCATTTGAAAATCCAGCACCGATTCATGTTACTAAAATAATGGAGAAGTTTATTGGCTTATCATTTCATAAGCGGGTGGATCCAGAGAATAGAATGAACCAAACTCAATTTGAAGAGGCTATTGGATTAACTGATCTTTATTTTTATTTTATAGATATTAAGCAGATTGAAGTAACTATTCACGGGATATTGGATAAATGCAGGGAGCTGGTTTTACGGACAGGTATTAAAGGAGTAGTTATAGATCCTTGGAATTATATCGAGCATAAGGTGCCTAATGGCTATACAGAGACGCAGTATATTTCAGAGTGTCTTTCATTAATAAAGGAATTTGCTATTCGTAACGACGTCCATATGTTTCTTATAGCTCACCCTAGGAAACTACAGAAAGATCAAAAGACAGGCAAATATCCAATAGCAACTATGTATGATATTTCAGGGTCCGCACATTTCTTTAATAAGACTGATAATGGTATCTCGATTCATAGAGATTTCGAGACTAAAGTTGTTGATGTTTATATTCAGAAAGTAAGGTTCTCGTGGCTTGGTCAGATTGGTTTTGTTTCGTATAATTTTGATACATTAACTCGAAGATATATTGAATAGATAATTTATTTTACTTATCTTAGCTTTTATGGAAATAATAAAAACAATACAACCAATTAAAAAAGGAATCTGTAAAGGTAGGGAGCCAAAATATCCTTTTAGAGATTTAAAACCAGGTCATACTTTAGTTATTGATCTTATTAGCGAAGGTGATAGGGGTAGGGTAACTGCTGCTTTTTGGGCATGGAAAAAGTATAATAATCCAGATTTTGAAGCAGTAACACAATTTACCGGATCTCAACTTTTAATCCATGCAATATGAGAAAAGAAGCATACTATTTTAGCCACGATGCTAACGCACAAGACGATCCAAAGATTATGAAAATGATTGATAATATGGGCTGGGAAGCGTATGGAATTTATTGGGCTATAATAGAAAAACTACGACAGGAAAAGACATATATGCTATCGCTATCCGTCTGCAATGCTTTAGCAAAGAGATGGGCATTTGACGCAAAAAAGCTGGAAGAAATCATAAATGGGTACGAATTATTTAAAATACGGAAAAATTATTTCTGGTCACAACGTCTTAAGGATTCTATGGAAAAAAAGACTGAGCTGGCAAGAGCTTCAGCCTTAATAAGATGGAATAATACGGAAGCAATTCCAAAGCATAACGGAAGCAATGCCAACGGTATGCGAAAAGATGCTATAAAAGTAAAAGAAAAAGAAAGTAAAAAGAGCAATACAGATTCTTCTGCGAAGAATGGAAAAATACAGCTGGATGAAGTACCTGATTATACTGATACAACTAAGTGGGCAAAAAACTTAATAGGTGAAGGATATAGTAGGTTACTTACACCTGAAGAAAGGAAGAAAGCTGAACTGGAATGGGAGAATAAAAATAAGTGATTAACTTTACATTAATGGACATTATAAAAAAGGCTATGCTGGATGCGATGAGTAAATCTTATGGAATTATTTCATACGCAGCAGAAGCAGTTGGGATAAGCAGACAGACACATTATAACTGGATGAAGGAAGATCCAGAATATGCTTTGGCTATTGAGAATGTAAATGAAGCTGCTATTGATTTTGTTGAAGGTAAGTTACGTGAAAGAATTAATGGAGTAACTATTGGAAAGATACAGGATGGCGAGTTAGTTACGTATGAACAACCACCTTCAGATACTGCAATAATTTTCTACTTGAAAACTAAAGCAAAGAAACGTGGTTACGTCGAACGTACCGAAGTTTCACCAGTAGATCCAGACGGTAACGCAGTCCAACCTATCATAAACATAAACGTAATCAGAACGAAGAAAGAAATTGATGATTCGTTGTAACTTGTTTTCATAGATAAGGTTTAATGGTTTTTTGATAAGTACAGTCCTGGAGTTTCTACTCTGGGACTTATTGTAAATAAGAAAGCCGGGTAGAAACCCAGCTCGTTATCAAAACTAATTGTTATCCTATGAAAACAGACCTAACTGTAGAAACAGTCTGATCGAGAAATTGACTAGTGAATGGCTAAGATAAAAATAAATTTCATAATATCAGAATAATTATTTAGCTTAGTATTTCTAAACTGCATTGTGCCGCAGATGATCAAAAAATATAACGATAATAAAGGTAGTACATTAACTGCGTCTCCATCTTCGGGTGACGGCGGCACAACTTTTAGTGTACTACCCTTACTATTAAAATAATTTATTATGACAGAAGCAATCAAGAAAACCAGAACGCCTAAGAATGCAGACAGTATTACCAAGGGCGCATTAGCGTTACCGTTGCAGGAGCGTGTTGATCTTTGGAGAACATTACAAGATTCAATTATGGCCGAAGTAGAAACTATCAGAGCTGCTTATGAGCACGCTGAAAAGATTGCTAATGGTAACAATTAGTTCAATAGGAATTGGAATAACCAAGAAACGGCTGGCGTTTCTACGCTGGCCTCAATTTTAAAAAACTTATAACATGAAGATCCATATTTATCATCATATTGTTCAGGACGACAACTGCTATGAGTTGGACATAAAACAGTCTCTAAATTCAATTTTTAATATTCTAAAACAAATCCAAATGGAACAATCAGAATTAGCGCAACAGTTGACAGCTTTAAAAGAACAGGCCGATAAGGCGAAAGCGGAGATCGTTGCTAAGTTAGCTGATCTTGAAGCAGCTCTTGAAGCAGCAGATGACGTTACTCCTGAAGTTCAGGCAGCGTTTGATGCTCTTAAAACATCGGTACAGGGTATTGATGATCTTAACCCTGATGCAGAGCCAGAATCTTAACCGATAGCCCTGAGTGATCGGGGCTATTAACATGAATTATGAAACATCATATAAACTTTCTTCTTAGGGCTCACAGCCCAAAAGGGATAGGTGGATTTTACCCCCTGAATTTCTATTCGGGGGCTTCTTTAAAACTTATGTTATGCGCTTCCTAATCTTCTTACTTGCTATGTGTTTCATTGCTTCGCTGTGTAGTTGCAGTGACAAAAGCAGTGATTCGTCAAGATCAAAAAACAACGCAACATTAGTAACTGTTGATAGCTGCGAATATGTTATAATCACAGTTGGGTATTATGACGGCGTTTCAATAGTTCATCATGGTAACTGTCATAACCAAAATCATAAAATAAAATGAAAATAATAATTGTTATACTGGCTTGTATAGTGTGTAGCTGCACTAAGCAAACCGATTATAGTTATCTGAATACTGATCGTACTGGAACATACGAATATCAAATGGTAGTTGATTGGCATTCGTTAGATACTACTGTGCTGCATCACCGATATACACAAGACTTAGGGAAGTTGAAGGAGGAAGATGTTAAGACGTGGCGTGAGATGTGGTATATTGATTGCAATATGTTAGATCGGTTACAGCATCTTTATTACAGGAAGAAACCAATACAATGATTACAACTATCTTGATACTAACTGCGTTTAATACCGTCACAACTATATTGTTTATTGCGATAGCTATTGTTAAACATGGTAAAGGAGATGAAGAATGACGGTAGCCTACCCACTAAAATCACAATCAGATTACACCGAGTTACGATACTCGTTACGATCTATTGAAAGATTCTACCCACGACCTACTGAAGTTTTAATCATAGGTGAAAAACTGCCAGACTGGATTACTAATGTAACTCTGATACGAGTTGAAGATATTACAAGCAGGAAGCAATTAACGATTAAGTATAAAATATTAGCAGCTTTAGAATATACTAAGGAAATATTCTTTATGAACGATGACGTTTATCTACTTCAGCCACCGGATTACAAGTATCATTATCATGGTGATCTTATTTCGGTAGGCGAAGCAGGAGCAAGACCGTTAAGGAATCAACTATTGAATATGGGACTACCTACTAAGAACTTCGACGGGCATTACCCGCTGGTGTATAGACAAGACTTCATTCAAATCCTGGATAAGTTTGCACATGATGTTATTGTGAAGTCAGCGTATTGTAACTACTTACAGATCGAAGGTGAATATGTGCCAGATAATAAACTGATAACGCAGAAAAACCCTGAAGATATAAAAGGTTTCATTCATGGCAGGCCGTCATTCTCAACCGGGGCGCATAGTTTACATAGAACGTTACCGATACTACATGAATATTTTCCTAATAAATCGAGGTATGAAGTATGAAGATCCTCGTCACCATAATAGTTTTCAACCGCTATCACAACTTAGAAGCGTGGTTAAGGTATTGGAAGGAAGTAGACACAAGGTGTGAAGCTGAACTGGTAGTGATCCATAACGATAACGGTGAATCAGCTAAGTTTAAACAACTATGCGATGCTAATAACATCCGATACATAAGACGCAATAACATCGGATTTGATATAGGAGCCTTCCAAGATGTTTGCAGGGAACGATTACCTGGTTTCCCGGACTACGATTACCTGCTATGGATTACTGATGATACAGTTCCGATGGTAAAGGATTTTATCACTCCGTTTATTACTCAGATACAACAGCCAGGAGTAGGTATTTCATGTATGCAGATTTCTAAATCAGTAACGCCTCACGTTCGTACTACTGGATTCTGCATAGCTAAATCAACTGCAAATAGATTACAATTTCCTGCTGACCCCGTAAGTACTAAAGCGCATTGTTATCACTTCGAGCATAGAGGCGGCAAGCAAATTATGACAAACCAGATTAGAGAAATGGGTTTATCTTGTGAGATGGTTGCACCCCCACAAGTATCACCGTTATGGGACACCGGTTACTGGAAGCGAATGGATAGGCAATCTGAGCATGATAGATTATTCAACCCTGATAAAGTATCAGGTGATAAAGTGACTTTTATTTGTACTATCTTTAATTCATACCCGCAAATAATATCTTCATTGTTACTTCAGACACATAAGAATTGGGAATTATATTTAATTCACGACGGGCCTGCGCCTGATTCTGTTAAGAGTTTAATACCTTCAGATGAGAGAATAAAGTTTATTGAATCAGTAGAAAGGAAAGGTAATTGGGGACATCATTTAAGACAGTGGGCGCTGCATGATTTTAAACTTGGTGATTACGTTGTAATAACCAATGCAGATAACTACCACGTGCCAGTGTTTACAGAATATTTACTGAATGGATTTAAAAAGTCACATACCGCAGTAGCAACATACTGCGATTCTATGACTCATAGTTATAAAGCATGGCAAGTTATCCCGGTAAGTTTCAAACGTGGATTTATTGATTGTGCTGGTGTAATGGTAAAAAGTGAAATAGCTAAAGAGGTTGGTTGGAATGATACCGAAAATCATTCATCTGATTGGACGTACTTTTCTGAGATAGCGGCAAAGTATTCTCCAAAAAACTTTATCCCAGTTAAGGGATGTTTGTTAGTACATAATTAAATTCTATGATAGACACCGAACAACTAATCAAAAACAAAGATTATAAGATTCTAACTGAATGCCGTTGCTGCGGATCAGATAGGTTAGCGAAATACCTGGATCTTGGTTTTTTACCGTTATCGAATAACCTTGCAGCGAGTACAATAGCTTCGTTTAACAAAGAGAAGTTTCCGTTACAAGTTTTATTTTGCGAAGAGTGTGCGTTATCACAGTTATCAATTGTCGTGGATCCTTCGGTAATGTTCGGACATTATGTTTACCGCTCGTCTATCAGTAAAACTTATATCAACCATTGCCGGGAAATGGCTATTGAACTAAAGCCGAGACTAACGAAAGATTCATTCATGATTGACATTGGTTCCAATGACGGCACGCTACTACGAGAGTTTAAAGAAGAAATAGGGTTGAAGATAATGGGTATTGACCCGGCTGAGAACCTGGCAGCTATTTGCGATGCTGCTGGTATTCCTAACATGACTTACTTCTGGGGGCTAGGTACAGCTCGAAAGATCGTTAATACTTTTGGCTATGCTGATCTGATTACTGCTACGAATGTTTTTGCCCATTGTGATAATGTAAAGGAGTTTATAATCGCAGCTAAACACGCACTGAAGGATAACGGGATATTAGTTTTGGAGTTCCCTTACCTGATCGACTTCATAGAGAATAACGAATTTGATACGATCTACTTCGAGCATCTTAGTTACTTCTCTATTGCGCCGTTAGCCCGGCTATGTTACGAGTGCGATATGAATGTAATGTCAGTATCGAAGCAAGATATTCATGGCGGTACGGTACGGGTAACTATTGGAACTGGAGTTATTGATAAGTCGGTGTTTGATTTCATGGAGAGGGAAAAGGAATACGCCACTGCTTCGAAATATATGGATTGGTCAACGAAAGTTAATCATACGGTAAACGAATTAAAGTATCATTTATCTAAACTAAAATATGAAGGTAAAAAGATTGCTGCGTTTGCTGCTTCTGCAAAGGGCAATACGTTACTTAACTGCGCTAATATTACAGTCGGAACTATAAACTACATCGTTGACCAAACCCCTGAAAAGATCGGAAGATATTCACCTGGTACGGGCATTCCAATTGTAAGTATGGATGATCTGATAAGAACACCACCTGATTATTTGTTGATATTGTCGTGGAACTTCTTTGAAGAGATACAAAGGAAGGTTCGTGATGCTGGTTATAAGGGGAAATTTATTATACCGATACCAGAATTTAAAATAGTGTGACACAGGTAAAGCCCTTCCAAATACGAATGGATGAGCTACATCCAGGTCAGCAGAAAGTTATCAGAGAGAAACGAAGGTTCAATACACTGAAATGTGGCAGACGTTGGGGTAAAACTAAACTTTCTGAAGAGTTGTTGCTATCGCCTGAAGATAAAACCAACGGAGCGTTAAATGGGTTCCCAGTTGCTTACTTTGCACCAACGTATAAAATGCTTATGGATGTTTGGCGGGCAACGAATAATATAGTTTACGGGATTACAAAAACTAAATCAGAAACAGAGAAGAGGATTGAATTAATATCTGGTGGAGTTATTGATTTCTGGAGCCTCGAAGACCCAAACAGTATTAGAGGTCGGAAATATAAACGAGTAGTATTGGACGAGGTTGAAGTTGCCCGTAATCTTAAAGAAGGTTGGCAGAATGTTATACGTCCTACACTAACCGATATGAAAGGTGATGCATGGTTCTTGTCTACTCCCCGTTTTGGTTCAACTTATTTCAAACAACTTGCTAAGCAGAACGATCCAGAGTGGATGAATTGGGTTTTTACAACTTATGATAACCCGTTCTTAGATCCGGCTGAAATAGATTCTGCAAGGGCGCAGTTAGATGAATCAACTTTCCGGTGTGAGTTCTTAGCTGAAGATGTTACGTTGGCAGTTAATAAGTTTATTTACAATTTCGATAGGTCAAAGCACGTTGTAAAAGGGTTGCAAGCTGACCCGAATTTACCAATCTTATTATCGTTCGACTTCAACACTGAACCAATAGTTTGTTTAGTTGGGCAGTGTAGCGGATTGGATAAAGTTAGATTCTTAGATGAGTACCGGTTAATGAATAGCGATATTTACGAGATATGCAAACGGATATTATCCGACTATCCAGATAAACAATTATTAGTAACTGGTGATGCGAGTGGGCAGGCACGAACTGCACTGAAAAGGGATTTGAATTATTACAAAGTAATTAAAGAAGTTTTGAAAATTGGAATGGGGCAATTTAAACTACCAGCGGCAAACCCTCGTATTCATAACACAAGAGTTTTATGTAATTCTTTACTTGGTCGGCATAAGGATTATTTATTTTCCGACAGAGTTAATTATCTTATCTTAGATATTGAAGAGTGTGAAACTGATTCGTCAGGCGGTATTGATAAAACTAAAGATAAACATCAGTCGCACTTATTAGATGCGTGGAGATATTTTAACTGGACGTTCTTACATAAGTTTCTTGATCTGAAAATATATGACACCGACCTACAAAGCAACGGAAATACTTAGTATGTGTACCAGTTTTAAATTAGAATACGATACCTTTAAAGTGTTGGTTGACTTAATCGAAGATGAATTACCGTTGTATAGTGATGAAGATTTAATAATTTTGATGCAAGCGAGTGTAGTAATGTTTACGAGGTCGTTACTTAAATTAGGATTAAATAATATGAGATGAGTAAGAACAGATTCAGGTGGACGAATAGACTTGTTAAGAAGTTTATTATTGATTTGAATAACGGTAAGCCTTATGCGCCTGTTTACTTAGATAGTTATATTAAGAAATTTAAAGAAGAACAACAAAAGAAAGATGTGGAAACTAGAATCAGATAACGGTAAAGAAAGAAGTTACTTAAATTCAGCTACAGGCACAAAATCTGTAATGAATTTAATGTACACTGATAAAGATGGTAATAAATGGTGGTCGTTCTCTGACCTAACTGCAATGCCATACACAAGGAGCTTCGCAGCCACAAAAATAACCTCATTATATACTTTGGGGTTGAGTAAGGATGATTTGACTGCTCACATTATTACAATGAAAACGATGCTGAAGTCTAACGATCCAGAGAAGCAAGAAAAGATGTACGCCAGTGTTCTGGACTTCGAGAATAAAGCTAACAATGCAACGGATGCGATAAAACAAATGTCATCATTAGTCTGCGTGTATTTCACTTTAAACGATGAGCCAATAGATTCGTTTGATAATAATTTACAGATAAAGAAAATGAGTTTATTGGAGGCCGACATCGAGATGCATGGTTTTTTTTTGAAACATCAGATCGGTATCACAGAACGGTATTCCAGGTTCTTAAATCAGCTTTCCCAAATTGCTTCTCAAGTGTAGAACGAAAGCATAGTTCATTCGGTTCAGAGATACAGAAAGCGGCAGATTCAGAACGATCAATGCAGTTAATGATGCGAAGTATAACAAACGGGGTAATATCAGAGCGGGATCGGCTGTTTCAATATACTACGGGTGAATACTTTCAGGAGTTATCGTTGTTTATTCAGGAAGTGGAGACAAAGAATGAGGAGTATAAAAAATTGAATAAAACGTTATAATAGCAAAAGGGTAGTAATTAGTTGCGAAATTTCTTACATACCATAAAATTTAAATTTCGCAACTTTACAGGGTCAGTATTAAAAATAATAAATATGAAAAAGATTCTTATAAGGCTGTTTTATGATAAATCGCAGCGTTTGTTTCGTAAGTTTTTTACAACGAAACAAACTATTGGCCGTGAGCGTAGGCTTAAGACTCATCCGTTGGTTCTACATCTGGGAGCTTATCAACATCTGACAGAAGTTGATTCGAGATGTTTGTCAAGGCTATCTTAAATTCATCTCGACCCTTATCATCAGTTTCGTTATTATGCAGGCAATACCTGAATAATAATTCTTCTATTAATAACTCCGTTCTTTTTAATGATATGTAAATATGTTGCAACTCAATTCTTTTTTCTCCCATAATAATGATTCTTCATTGTGCGTTAGCCGTGCGCTGGCCTGACATTTATCATAAAATAATTATAACGAATCTTTTTCTCCTTGACCCTGTAATTACTACCCTTTTGCTAACGGTCCCATGCATTTACTATTTTTTTATTATCTTTACCTAACGATTAGAGACAAACGGGAATTTTTCTTTAATCGCTATGGCTGACGAAATACAACGGACAATCTACAAACTCGAAATTGATGATTCTGGTTACATCAGAGGCATTGATTCGCTTTCAGCATCTACACAAAGATTCGCACAAGTACAAGATTCAGTTAATAAGAAACTCGCAGAGGCAAAGATTGCCTTAAAAGCTGCTACTGATGAAACCGCAAGGCAACAGCGTGAGCTTGATAACGCAAACCGTAGCGGCAATACTGGCGTTATAAAAGTCAGGGAGGATGCTTTAAAGAAGGCTCAGACAGAGCAGGCAAAACTAACCGAATTAGTTAAACAAACCGAAATTGAATACGAGAAAGCCACAAAAGCTGCTACTGATTTTGCCAATACTACTGCCAAGGCTGGTTCTCTGACGCAAGGCGGGCGTGTTCCTGTTCCGCCAGTAGTACAGCAACCAGTACAGCAGATCGTCCCGCCAGTAGCTTTACAAGACTTTAACCTAAGTGATGCCGCTTCAGCTTCGGCAGCCGAATTTGAGCAACTCCGGGGAGCTATTGCAGCCGCAGAATTGGCACTGGAAGGTATGAATCAGGAATCTGAAGAGTTTAAGGCATTGGCGCCGGCAGTTGACGCAGGGAAAAAAGCCCTTGCGGATTACGACGCAGCGGCAGAGAAAGCCGGAGGATCTACACTGTCCCTTCGCTCCCAGATCAGGCAGGGCCGGGAAGAGTTGGTTAAACTTGAGGCGCAGGGTAAAGGGAACACAAAGCAATACTTCGAACTTGAAAAGAATGTAGCCCGGTTGACCGATGCTTTCGGGGATCAGCAACAACGGATTAAGATACTTGCCTCAGATACTAAGGCTTTAGACTTCGGTAAGGGAGCAATTACGGCTGCAACTGCTGCGTTTTCGGCTTATACTTCTGTTTCGATCTTAGCTGGAGAGCAGTCAGAAGAAATGCAAAAGAAAACTTTGCAACTATTTGCAGCTATGCAGTTGCTTCAATCGTTAGAGCAATTAAGTAACCTAACAAGACGGGAAGGGGTTCTGGCTACGTTGGCGCAATCAGGGGCGCAGGCTGCTTATACGGCTGTAGTTGGTGCAAGTACTGGAGCAATGAAAGCGTTTAGAATTGCGCTTGCAGCAACCGGGATAGGTTTGGCAGTTATTGCTATAACTGCACTGATTCAAAAATTTAGAGAATTGCAAGAAGCTGAAGAGGCCGCAGCAGTAGAACAAAAGGCTTTACTTGATATTAGCAAGCAGGCCGTTGATAGTTACGCCGAAGAGGTTACCCATTTAAAATTACTATCAGCAGAATATTCTAATTCGGCTACGTCATTAAAGAGAAAAAAAGATATTCAGGATGAATTACAAAAATCTTACCCAGAATATTTTAAAAATTTAGATACACAGGCAGATAAAGAAGCGTTTGTTGCGGAACAGATCGGTAAAGTAACACAGGCTTTAATCTTACAGGCTAAGATCCAGGCAGCACAGGGGTTATTATCTAAGAAGTTTGCTGATTTATTAAAGCAGCAGTTTGATCCTACTGAGGCTGTAGGCTTCTTGGATGTGGTTGGATCTACATTAAGAAATATAACCGGCTCTTTAGGGGATGTTGGTACTGATTTAAGTAAGACAGCACAGTCAAATATTTCTAAGGCACAAGCAGAATATAATAAATTTGAGAAGTTTATTATTGATTTTGTTAATGGTTCAAATGCTGAGTTAGAAAAACTGGGTGGTGACCCAAAGAAAGACCCAAAAAAACCAACCAAAGCTGTTGATAATGTATTTGAACAGGAAAAACTTAAATTAAATGCGAGGATTGCTGAATTAAAACGGGTAGAAGAAACAGGAATTGAAGCTATAAATAGAGAATTTGAATCTAAATTACTCGTTGAGCAAAAACGAATAGCTGATTTATTAAAAGATAAAAAGCTAACAAGGCCACAGGCTAAAATATTAGTGCAGCTTGCTGTTGATGCAAACCAACTCGAACTTGATAAAGCACTTGCCGACTTCAATAAAAAAGTATTGGATGCAAGAGAAAAACTGAACGACGATCTTCGCAAACTGCAAGACACGCAAACTGAAGAAAGTTTAAATCTTATTCAGGATGAGTTTGAACGCAGGAGAGCGTTAATTGATTTCAATGAGAAGCAAGAGTTGGCAGATGCGATAGAACGAAACGAAGATAGATTGGCGGCTTTGGATCTTGATCGTTTACTACTTGGTGAAGAGGCTTATCAGAATGCAAAGAATATTATCATTACTACTGGGGAACAGGAGGCAAATAATATACTGGCAAGGTTTGCAGCATTAAGGAAGGATTTAGCTGCCGATACATTCCGTGACTTACTTGATTCAATAGGTGCAGGACTTCAGACGGGTTTAATATTCCGAGATGAAAACTTGGCTCAGGAAATAAGAGATGCTTCGGATCGTTTCTTACAAGGCAAGATTACCTACGAGCAGTTTCAAAAAGAACTTACCGCGATCCAGAAACGTGAAGAGGGTATTCGCAGGGATGCTACGTTATCAAACCAGCGTTCTGAATTATCGGATTTAGATAGCCGTATTGCAACTATAACTGATAAAACATCTGAAGAGTTTAAAGTATTAACACAAAGAAGGAAAGATTTACGGGCGAAGATCGCACAGGGAGAAAAAGAGGATGCGATTAAGGATGCTGAAGATACCAATACAGATGCAAATACCCAGAAGGTTGAAACCTTAAACGACTATGTTGTTGCCGTTGGTGATCTTGCTAACTCAGTAATCCAATTCTGGCAAGCTGCTAACGAAGCTGAATCAGCCGCATTAGATAGATCCATTTCATTGCAGGAGAAACGAGTTACGGCAGCACAGAGAATTGCTGAACGTGGTAATGCCCAATATCTGAAAGCTGAAGAGGATAGATTGAAAGAACTTACAATAAAACGTGAGAATGCAGCCCGTAGGGAATTAGCTATTAATACTGCTTTACAGGCTTCTCAATTATTGGTTGGTATTACAGGAGCAATTAGTAAGATCGCTACGCCTGGTATTGGTATTGCTGAATCAATTGGAGCGTTTGCGGTTATCGTTTCTTCACTTGCCGCTGGTTACGGGCTGGTAAAATCATTACAAGGAAGTCAACCAAGATTAGCAAAAGGTGATCCGTACGTTAAGCGGGGTAATAACCCTTCAGGCGTAGATACTATTCCTGCATGGTTGAACGAAGGCGAAGCGGTGATACCAACGGAAACAAACCGGAAATATCACCCAACTATTAAAGCGATCTATGATGAAAAGATTCCGGCCGAAGATATTAACCAGTTTGTAAAGAACTATCATTCTATAAAGTTGGCTCCGAAAGTAAATTACGATCGTATAAAAGAATCGGCTGAATTAAACGTTACGCACGACGGACGGATGTCAGTTGCTTTACAGGAGCAGAATAAATTGATCGTAGAAAATAATGATTTGCAACGTCAGACTTTACGAGCTATGAAAACAATGTCAGTAAGTGCAAATATTGATCGTGATGGTGTTGCTATTTCGGTAAATGAATATATTGCTCAAATGAACTTAAATAAAAAGATATGACAGTCGAACAACTCGAAACGTTTAGTAATACTAAACCAGAGCTAAGATACTTAACTGAAGAGATAATAAAATATTTGGGTGCGAATCCTGGTGGTTCTCCCGGTGGTGATAGTTTAGTATTATCCGCAACGGTTGAATTAACAGATGCACAGATAAAGGCTTTGCCGACTACGCCATTTGAAATAGTTCCAGCACAAGGGGCTGGAAAGTTTATTTTGCCAGTTTCGGCTATAATTCAATCTAATTTTTCCGGGGGAGTGTACACCAATATAACCGATGCTTCTTGGCAGTTGGTTTATAACGATGCCGGTTCTACAAATCTTGCATCTACTCCAATGAGGTCGCAAAGCATTTTAAACACAACAAACGAAAATTTTTCAATTTTCGCTATCCCTAATATGTTCGCTGGGGTAACAACATTTGACGGTTCTGTGGTTACAAGTACATTAATTGGTGTAGACTACGCTAACAAGCCGTTAGCGATTTTTGACAGATTTACCGAAAGTTTTTCTGACTACACCGGGGGTAACGCAGCCAACACATTAAAAGTAACTGTTTATTATGTAGTAGTTGATTTATGAACGGACGTTTCAAAATATTACTAAGGCGCAGACAAAATCAATTCGAAGGGGTTGATATGAACGTTCAATGCGATCCTTTAACCGGAGCGGCTGAATATGTACCCGGAACTGTTGACAACGTAACTACGTTCCGTAATATAGTACCCGTCGATGGTTGGTATAACTTTACAAACTTCATAGAAGATGCAGAAAAACTAAATCTGACATGGGATAAAGTAAATCAGGGTAATACTACTTCAGCACAGACTAACCAAGATGGATCTAACTACGATAAAGGTATTTCATCTGACCTGTTTTTCTTTGATTCAGCGTACCACTTCATTTATGATTGGTTAATAACTACTGAATGCCAAATACTAAACGCAATTGAAGTAAAGATCATTGATTTAATTGCTGGTGGTACTTACCGTTTATTTGAAATTAAGAATGACAATATTGAATACGCTCCAATAGATGAGCCTTGTCAGTTCAGAATTAAACTAAGGGAGCAGGACGGTACATGGCACTGTATTCATAAAACTTTTATCTGGGATAACTGGCAGAATTGGTTTAAAGATGATTCATTTAAACAGCATCCATGTTTTCTGACCTGTATAGAACCTCGCCCTCGTTTAGTTCAATCAGCACGGATGGGTTTGTTATTATTCGTTCACTCAAACCCGGTAGCTGAAGCAATAGATTTCTTAACTGGGTTTTCAATACATGAACACGCACGAAGGATTTTTAATGCGGATAGATTCGTTGACGCTCCATTGATAAGAACGTATATTGAAAACGTAGCTGGTAAATGTGGGTTATCAATGGACACTATTTTCGATGAAGGTGAAGATTGGGAAAACTTATGTTTGTATTATCCACAGGCAGGATTTATGCATGAATCAGAGGACGATGCAATTGCTTCGCCTTCGTTAGCTTTCCACTTTGATAATCGTTGGCTTGTTACTATTCCAGAACTACTGGATAAACTTAAACCAGTCTTTGCCGCTGAATGGTACGTTACTCCTAATAATACAATAGTATTTAAGCATACTAAAGACTTGATTGATCTTGATCCGATTTATGATTTCACGTTAGATTCATCAACTCCAATTTATAATCTTAGGTACACTTTCAACGGTACTAAAAAAGCGGCTTACGGTCGTTATCAATATACCGATGATGGTAGTGATTTAGCTTCTCAGGAAATGTCCACATTATATTCTGATATTATAGATTACGATGGGGCTGCTAATAATCCAATGTTAGAAGGCGAGAAAACAAAGAACATTGAGTTTGCTCCAACCGGATTCGTGAGAGACGGAAGGGCGAAGGATTACATGGAGTTATTAATTGATGACGGTACGTTGGTGGCGAATATTTTAATAGCTGCAATATTTGTTGTTGCTGCAGCTTTAACACTTGGTGTAATTACTGCTCCAGCTGCGGTTGCTCTTACGGCTTTCATAGTCGCATGGAAAATTGCTCTGAACGCAGAGAATAACGAACTGCAAGAAAGTTTCCAAAACAATCCGATCTATGACGGAGCAGTCCGCCTTACATCTGAACAAACATTAACGCCTCGTTTACTTCTTTGGGATGGGTCAAGTCAGTTGTCAAGAGCTAAAACAGTAGTTCAGCAGATACCAACTCCAAATACTTATTACAATCCTGATTCGATACCATATAATGAAAAGAATAAAATCGATCAGGATAATCCGAACTTAAACGTTTATAATTACCCGCTGTATTTTGATGGAGACTTTACAGGCAATTTATTTGACCGCTACCATGATGAAATAGATAATCCGTTGAAGAGTTTAGAAACTCATCAGGATGCTAAATGGTCGGTTGATCTTTGTGAAGATATGTTGAATCTGTTTGGAGTATTTCAGAATCAATACGCAGTCATTGGTAAGATAGTTAAGCTGGAACAAAGGCAAAATTATAATGTCTTTGTTCGTATAGGAAACATAGCAGTTGATTATGATAACAATACAATCAATTTAAGAGGTACAGTAATAAGAAGGCGCAGAACAACCGAAGAAGATTTATTATGTACTACTTTTGAGATAAATACCGAGTGCTTGATTATTAACGGGCATAACATAAAAATAAACGAAGCGGCATGAAAATGAATCCGGGTTCTGGTACGATTTCTAATTACGGCAGTTATGTAAATAATTGTGTGCGGAATCAGTACCCGTATAAAATACCCGTTAATTCACTCGATGATGTTCAGCTTTATATTGATATTGGTGGTATTAAACCTTCAGCAGTTCAGTACCAATTAATCCACACTTGCGGAACTTTAGGCGGAACGATTGAAACCGTAACACCTTCAAATTATGTAGTCGGGCAAGATCCAGATAACTATTGGTTCGGGGTGTTTAAGAACTTCACAGGAGCTTCGCCGACCTGCTTCGTAATTGCAATCACTCTGACTATTGGTGAATCAGACACAATTTATTTTTCTGACGAATATTGTTTAGAACAATGCAGGCCACTAACACTTATTAAAAGTTGTTACGGTAATCTCGATCCTGAAATATCAACCGATTGTCAGGATATTTATTTCGGAGTTCATGCAGGCGAAGATACCGAGATGGGTGACGCAACGGTTTTCTATGAGCACAAAGCCTTACTAAGGGATGTTGAAGTTTCAAGATCAGCAATAAAAAATACTTTCAAACAAGGTAGGACAAGAACCTTTAGAGTTGAGAAGGAAAAAATATTTCAGTTCTACGGTGAGTTTATTCCTGAATGGTACTTGGACGAAGTAGATGCGATATTTAGCCGGGGAGAGGTTTTTATTGATACGACAACTTATCTGCTTAATGAAACACAGTTTGAGAAGATAGAAGATTGTAAAAAAATATGGAAGCCCTCGGCAACGTTTAAAGAAAGTTGTTTCCAATC